CAGAAGAGAGAAAGAAGCACGCGGGACCTGTGGTTCTTCTGTGCGGCGGGGGGCCCTTTGTGCCGCGTGTAAATCAGTAGTCCCTAAATGGACACTGCTTGCAGATTTCCTGCCAGCCTTGTTTGTGTTTGAAGCGCTCCGGGATGGCCGCTTCATTGTTTCCCTGGTTTTCCATGCAATCGACAGGATCTATCCATGTGTCCACGAGGGGGCACTTAACGCGCACCGCGACACCGAATTCGTCGGGCTCATATTCAATATTCCCTAAATAAGCCATTTTGTTCAAGTGCCTCCATTAGTGCTTGTGTACTGGCATCGTATTCGGCTTTGCCATACGCTGTTCGTATTTCTTTCTTTAGCAGGTCTACGTAAGCTACACCGTTTTGGCTGTAGTAACGCTCGAAGCGCCCGTTCCATACCGTAACCGAGATCGCGGCCTGTTGAATGAACTCTTTAGCCTGTGCTTCGCTTATGTGGTGCTGCCTCTCCTGATTGACATGGGTGTCGTCAAATGAAAGCTCTGCCAAGTCCAGCTCTTTGGGTGTCAGATGAATCTGTGCTTTTTGTGGCAGATTTCCTGCGGTTCGCAAATTTTCTATCAGTATAGCATTATTTTGTTCGGCCTGCAAGCGCCTTGCTGCCCACACAGCGCTGCTGGCCTCGCTGCGTCCGAAGCCGGGCACGGTCTCCCGCAGCTGCTGCTTGTGTCGCCCGGTCTGCTGCAAGAAGTCGTCCAGCCTGCCCCTGGCGGCGGCCAGGCGGCCCGCTGCGGCGCTTTGCAGGTCAGCCTGATTAGTTTCCTTGGCGAGGACGTACTCGCGCTTCCAGCGCCGGATCTGGCGCTCCAGGGCGCGCTGGCGTCGGTCAGCTTGCTCCTCGGTCAGCAGCTGGCCGTTGTACGGGAACTTCGGGCGGTTGTATTCGTCCAGCGTCTCCTGGGTGTATGCAGGCTTGCTGACCCCCGGCCAGAACGGGTGCCAGTTGTGACGGCAGTTGGCCCCTGCAAAACCGCGCACGTCGCCGTAACCGATATCATCCAGCGTCAGGTAGCCGGGCTGGCCGGAAAGGCTGACCAGTTTGCCCTGCCACCAGCTGTGGTTCGTGAAGTCGGCCTGGCCGTCGCCTGTTCGGGCACCGCCGTGGGCAGTCAGCTCCATGATATCCACGTCCATGCTCTCTGCGTTATGCTGGCTGATATCCATGGCGGTCTGGTTGATGCCAGTGCGCATGGCGCGAAGCACTACGGTCTCTAGCTTATCCGTGTGACCGCTGGGGTAGGTGATCGCATCAACCCCAGAAGCCGCAAGCTCCTTGATGCTCCGGCGGACGACCTGGTCATAGCTGAACGCGCCGCTGGCTACGCTTAGATGCCCCTGATCGAGAAGCCGGCCCAGCTGTTCCTGTACAGCAACCGGTAGGTTATGGTTTCCCATTAGGGCGCGTGTCTGGGTCAGGTTGTACAGCGTATTCATGGTGCGGCGGTATCCGCTCTGCGCCAGCTGCTGGGCCACGGCGCTTGTGCCGATGCCCTCCGGCTCTGGCTGCCCTGCGGCGCGGTAGAAGCGGTTGTCCTGCTCCTCGGCTTCCAGCATGGCCTGGGCGAAAATGGCAGCTACCTGGGGTGCTGCGTCCGCCATGAGCTGCTCCATGCGCTCTGCCAGGTGTTTGCGGCTGGCACCGAGAGCCTGTGCTCGCTCGGCCTGCCACTGGGCCCCCTCGGTCATGTAGTTGGCATTGGCAATTCGGCGTGCTATGTCCAGGAGGATGCCCAGCTCCAGGTCGTCAAACGCTGCCGCGCACCGCTGGGCGTAATCCTCGACCTGCTCTGGCCTCAGCAAGGCTCCACACGGTGCTTGCCGCCCTCGATGGTAATCTTATACCCTAACCACCGTAAAGCGTCGCACGCGCCCTCATAGCGGCCCCAGGCGGTCATGCTGCGGGCAACCCCCGCATTCAGTCGGAGCTCATCGAGCTTTTCCGCTGCTCTTTTTGCCGGAGCTGGATTTTTGGTCGTTTTGGCTGCTGCCATTGGTAAGCACCCCCTGTAAAATGTCGGTCGCCATGGATTCCTGCTGAATGGCGGCAATGGCCTGCTGCGCAGTGGCTTCATCCTCGCCATAGAAATGCTGGCGGTATTCTACCTTGCTGCGCAGGCCGAGCTGGAGCTCTGACTGCCACTGCACCATTTCGGTCTGCCGATCGATGATGATGGAATCGTCCCACTTGAAAGAAATTTCAGGCGCACCTGCTCCGGCAGGCACGGTATCCAGCTGATCTGCCCAGAAGTCAAGGGCGGCAATCAACCCACGCAGTGCGTCCTCCAGCGCGGCCTGAATATCGCTGACGGTCGCGTACAGCTTTTGGCGGCTGCTGATGATTTCGGTTGCGGTCTTTTCGGTCTCGGCGACTTGGGAGAGAACGCCGAAGCTCAAGCCGCATTTACTCTCAACATGCCGCAGATACTGGTTCAGGCCACTCAGATAGTTGCCATCGCGCAGGCTGGGGGCGAAAATCTGGTAAAAGGTTCCGCCGTCTGCAATGCCCGTGTTGATGTTCATGCCGCGGAACAAACGCTGGGCATGTTCCGGAGCGCGTTTGTCGAGCGCCTGGGCGGGAACGCCAAAGCGGTGCAGGCTTTCTTCGTCGGAGATAGGAGCACCGTTTTCGCCGATGGGGACGAGGTAGTTTTCATCAACGTCTACACCAAGTTCGCCGCCCTCGTATTCCCAATCCAGGCGAGTGAACTGGACGTCGGCATCGATAATCTCCGGGATGCCTGGCGCAAAAATGGCCGCGCCCAGCTCATTGTTGGGATCCACTGTATTGACAATGGGTGTGACGAAATAACCGCAGGGCACTTTATCCAGCCCGGGCAGGTAGGCGATGGGTTCTACGTCTTTCCACTCTGGACGGGCGTCCAGCCCGATGGCGGTGCCCAGCTCGTTGTGGGTGCTTCCCATAAAAGCCAGGTTGATAACCTGTACACAGGGGTATTCTGCCGCAGCCGCAACGTCGCGGGCTTCCAGGATGTCGCGCTCCTTGTCGTGGTAGTCCTCCGGGCCGAGCAGGACGTGCATCCACTCCAGGCGGTTGTACACGTTCTTGCTATCCTGAATGCGGTTGACGAATACCACTTCCGACAGCTCGCCGTCGGTGTTGGTGCTGATCGGGTAGATGCTGTCGGCACTTACAAAGCTCACCCCGATGTCGTTTCCGGCCTGGTAGGGCTTCCAGGCGCCGCTGCCCAGGGCCAGGGCCACGGACAGGATTCTGCGCCTGCGGGGGCTCATGACCTTTTGCATTTTGCGGTTGATCCAGTCCGCGCGCTGGCTGCCCTGGACGTTGATTTCCAGCTCCAGCGTGGTAAGCCGGGCAAGCTCTGTACAGATTGCAGCAGGCAGGCCCAGGGCTTTGGTATCCGGGTTCTGGTCGCAGGCTTCTCCCTTGATGGCCACGCGGTACCAGTTCTCGATGGCGGCCTGCTGCTTGTCGGTCATGAGGGTCTGCACGCCGAGCTCTTGTTCAATCTGGTTAAAGTCAATCATGCGTTTCGCACTCCTCGTTTCTGCCATATCGGTTCCATGGCGTAGCGTACCATGTCGATGCTGTGGTTGTCCGCGTCGATGTAGGTGTTTTGGACTTCCTGGGTTTTCTTATCGATGGGATACTCGTACTCGCTGAATTCCCGCGCGGTATGCGGGCAGCGCACGGGGTCAATGACAATTTTGGCGCGGCTTTGCAGCCATTTCATGCCGTCCGTTACGCTGGTACCGCCATGGGCGCTGTACTTATGGCAGCCGCGCAGACCGCGAAAGCCCAGGTCCCGCAGGGTTGCAATGCTTTTGTTGCCTGCGCTGTCAGCAATGATTTCCTTGTTCTTCCATGGTTCCAGAACGCGGGCCAGGTCTTCATCCTTTTCGCGGGTGGCGCGGTGCTCGGCAAAAATGTACAGGGTCCGCTTGGGGCTGCTGTAGGCCATCTCGCCGAAGTGGTTCGGGTCCGGGTACCAGCCCCAGTCCAGGCCGCAGTAGGTCCGGTCAAACTGCGAGATTTCTTCGCGCGAAATTTCCCGGATTTCCAGGTTATCAAATACCTGTGTGCCGCACCCCACCACCTCGCCCAGGTATTCATGCGCGTAGGCGATGGGGTCCCGCTGTTTTAGGACCTCGGCTTCGTCAAAGAACTTCGGACCCAGCCAGTCTGCGGGGGTGGTCAGGTAGGTGGTATGATGCCGGAACTGCCGGGGCTTGGGCTCCCGCTTGTAGCGGTTGACCCAATGGCGGGCCATAGCAGGGGAGTTGAAGGTCTTGAAGGCAAAGGCGAAGGGGCCGCCGCGGAATACAGACTGTTCGACGTTTCGGATTTCTTCCTCTCCGTCGTACTGGTCGAATTCCTCAAAGTGGGCCACGCCAAAGTAGCCAAACGGTGTGGCCAGGGATTTCAGCTTGCCGGGGTCGTCCAGGCCGTAGAACTGGATGGTCTGCCCGGTGGGCAGGTACTCCAGGGTGTAGGGCTTCTTGGTCTGCTTCCAGAGGTGGCGGATGCCCATGCGGTCAATGACGCGGTTGTATTCCGGCCAGACGGAGGTCACGATGGTGTTGGCAACCTTACGCAGGACGATGCCGTGGATGTCCGGCACCCGCATAATGAGCAGGATGTGCTCGGTTGCGGCAAAGGTGGACTTGAGCGAACCACGCCCGCCGTCGCCTAGGTACTCGGTGTAATTGCCACTCCATACCGCGGTGTGGGCAGCGTAGTACTCAGGAATGATCAGGCTGGTCAGCCGTACCTCCGGATTGCTGCTGATCGGCAGTGTCCGGCGGTTTCGTTGCTGGTATGTCATCGATGAATACCACCTTTCCGCTCATGCCCCGCAGCTCTGGGTGCTCACTCCAGCGATCAGGGCACTTATTTTTGAGATAAAAACAGATCGCGCCCAGGTCGCCCTTGGATGCTTTCTGAAAAAGCGCGTTCTCCACGATGGCGATGGAGGCTTCCCGACCATTGTTGAACGCATCCCCGATAGTAGCCGGGTACTTGGCAATCCAGCGCCGCAGGGTTCGTGGGGCGATGGGCACGCCGCGCAGACGTTCCATATTGGTGCAGATTTCTTCCTGCGATAACCCCTGCTGCGCCCAGCTCTGGAGGAGCAGAAGGCCCGTGGGGTCAGTCCAGTCCTCGGCCTTTGGGCGTTTTTTCGGCAATGCTCACACCTCCTCCGTAGCGGCGTTCTGTGGGGTCTTAGTGTTTCTGTGGGTAACTTGTCGCATCAGTTCAGTTTGACCGCCTCACGGCCCGTGAACTGCTGCCAGCGGTCGATGATGACGTCGGCGTACTGCGGGTCAAACTCCATCGTAAAGCAGCGGCGGTTCATCTGCTCGCAGGCGATCAGCGTGCTGCCACTGCCGCCGAACAAGTCCAGAACGATTTGTCCAGGCTTGGAGCTGTTCTTGATGAGGTGGCCGACCAGGGGCACCGGCTTCATGGTGGGGTGCTCTTTGTTGGCGGCGGGCTTGTCGTAGCGCAGCACGGTCGTCTGCTCCTTTTGCAGGTATTCCTGCACACGTGTGGCCCATGCCAGCAGATCCTCTTTCTTCATCTTCTTGAGGTCCTCCGGCTTGGCGTCATCAATGACAGTGGTGTTGGTGCGGTCGTTGATGAAGTAATGGCCTGCACCCGGCTTCCAGCCATACAGGCAGGGTTCGTGCTGGTACTGGTAGTCGGCGCGGCCCAGCACCAGGCTGTTCTTGACCCAGATCAGGCAGCCGTGCAGCTCCCAGCCTGCCTCCCGGAACATGGCACGGAAGGCTTCGCCCTCGGTGTCTGCGTGGAAGATGTACGCGGCTGCGCCGGTGCGGCAGGCATCGTAAGCGCAGCAATATGCCTGGAGCAAAAATTGCCGGAACTGGCTTTCGTCCATACTGTCGTTCTGGATTTTCTTGCCGTTGCTGCCCTCGTAGTCCACGTTGTAGGGCGGGTCGGTGACCAGCAGATCCGCCTGTTCGCTGCCCATGAGCGCGTTGACGTACCGAGGGTCGGTGCTGTCGCCGACCATCAGGCGGTGGTTGCCCAGCTGCCAGATGTCGCCAACGCGGCAGGTGGGCTCCTCCGGCAGCTCCATGTCGTAGTCGTCATCCTCGGCGTCACCGTCCACCTGCTGTACAGCAACGTTCAGGCCAAAATCGGCGAAGTCATAGTCCAGGCCCTGGATTTCTGCGTTCAGCAGGGGAATGTCCCAGACCGCTACCTCACCGGTGGAATTGTCGGCCACGTGGTATGCCTTGACCTGGTCAGGGGTAAGGTTGGCCGCCACCACGACCGGAACCTCTTTCAGCTTGAGCATCTTGGCGGCCTTGTAGCGGGTGTGCCCGACGATGATCACGCCGTCCTTGTCCACTACGATAGGCTGCTGAAAGCCAAATTCTTTGATGCTGTTGGCTACCGGCTTGACTGCCGCGGTGTTGTTGCACGGGTTGTTCTTGTAGGGGTGTACGTCACCAATTTTCCAGGTTTGAACTTCCATGTTTTGTCCTCCGCTTATAGGTTCTCCCTCTATCGTACCATGGTTTCAAGCATCAAATGTGACGGGATTTTTGGGCATAAAAAAGCGGCCCCGTGGGAAAGGGAGGCCGAAAACCACGGGGCAATAAAACGGAGGTGCAGGGCGCAAAAATGAAAAATCACCCGGCGGTATTATCATACCATCCGGGTGAGTGGAGAATGTGACAGGTTTATTTGGTTTTCTTCTTAGCCTTTGCGGCGGGCTTCTTTTTCTTGGTTTTGGATCCGAACAAATCCGGGTACAGCTTGGCAAGATCTGCTTTGCTGGGGCCCTCGCCCTTCATCCGCACGTTAGCTTCGAACTCTGCACGGGTAGGTTTGTGGCTCATTCTTCATCCTCCTGCTTGTTGAAAAGCTGCGCACAGGCCTCCTCATAGGGGAGGTTGCGACGGCGTACACGCTCGCTGAATTCGGGAATGTCAGAGAGCGTCATCCCCGGTTGGCTCATTTTCTGGTTGCAAATGTCGATAATCTGCATGTCTGTCAGCGAGCGGAAGTAACGCTCCTGCCCCTCTTGGGTTTTGGCGATTTCGTCTTCTGTCATCCCTTGTGCGCTCAGCGCTTTCAGGCGAGAAAGCAAATCATTATCGCTGATTTCGCAAAGAGGTCTATACAAATCCATTACTTTTTCCTCCGTAGGTTTTCTTCAACGTCAAGGTAGACAACCGTGGCACCGTGGTTGTTCTTGGTCCAGGTGGCTTTTTTAATGCTGAATCCTCGACGATTGATCGAGGAGGGCAGTAAAACCTCATGCTCACTAGAAATCTTTGACAGGTGTCTGAAAGGCACACCAGAAATGTTTTTGCCCGGAGCCTCGCGGAGAATGACGGAGATGAAATCGCCGTGGTTTGCAGTTAAACCTGAAAATTCACGGGCTACCTCTGGGTTGCTGGACATACTGGTGACGCCCTTTTCGGTCCAGGTGCCATTTGATATTAGGTTCTTTAGGGCTTTTTCGCCGTTGCCCCATTTAACTTCACGGTAAATTGCGCCCTTGTAGATAGGGGCGTTCTTTCCGCTCAGCACCCGGTCAATGAGCTCGATTTCTCTCGCTACTTTTGGGCTGTTGTCGGGGTTGTTGTTATGAATTGCGTGGAAGCCCAGCTCTGAGTAATGCTCCAGCGCTTTAACCGCTGCTGTCTGTTCTGCATCGGTCAGTCCGGGGCAGGCCATTCTTACCCAGGCGCGTTTTTGTTTACCTGTCAGCTCGTGGTCGGCAATGTGGGTGGTTGTTTCCGGGTGGTTCCGCAGTGCGGCTTCCTCCGCTTGCGTTGCGGTAGCCGCCCGCATGCCCTGCTGTGCTCCCAGTGACCCTCTGCCCATGATCGACCCTCCCAGTTAGTTACTGGGTTCATCGTATCATGGTTTTTAGGGGCAAATGTGACAAGTTTATCCGAGCTCTTTGGTGAATGCCTGGTACTCGCGCTCGCCGTAGCAGTAGACGCGGATGTCGGTCAGGCTCTTGGCGGGGAAGGTGCGCAGGGTATCCGCTGCAATCTTCACTGCTTCATTCAGCGGGTAGCCGTAGATGCCAGTACTGATGGAGCAGAACCCGATGCTGTGCAGGCCCAGTTCCTCTGCCCGTTCCAGACAGCTGCGATAGGCGCTGCGCAGGAGTTCTGCGTCTTTCGTTGCGCCTGAATAAATCGGGCCGACCGTGTGAATGACGTACTTGGCTTTGAGCCGGAACCCTGGGGTGACGACGGCATGCCCGGTGGGACACCCGCCGATGCGGTCGCAGGCGCGCTGCATGTCATCCCAGCCGGCCTCGGTGAAAATGGCACCGCATACCCCGCTGCCGCCAGCCAGCTGCGCGTTGGCGGCGTTCACGATGGCGTCGGTGTCGGCGTACACTACGCTACCGCGCAGGACGCTGATTTTTGCCATGTGCTTCACTTCGCTTTCTTTGGGAACCGCTGCGGGTTCACCAGACTGGCTTCACTATACCACGTTCTGGCGGACAAGTCAATCTTGCGCACAGTTACGTCTGTTTTTATCCGCCTGCGCCAGCTTCCCGGCGTACTGCTTGGTCAGGAACCTCGCACCCATCATCGTATGCGGGAAGTTCTTGTACTGGATGCCTGCGTCCTTGCACACCTGCTCGATGTCCGGTGTGAGCTTGCCATACACCAGCAGGCCGGTGGGCTGCTTTTGGCGGAAAAGCTCGCGTACGCCATCCATGAAGTAACTGTACAGCTCCCGGCCCTTGACGCAGCCTACCGTGCTGATTGCCACGGTGCTGTGCTCCGGCAGTCCCTCAAAGGTCCAGGCAAAGCTTGCCTTGTCTGCCCAGCTGGCACTGGGGATCACGTTCAGCCCGCGTGCCTGCCACCAGGCCCCCAGCAACTGGTTGCGGTAGTGGTTCCATTTCTGGAGCGGCTCCGGGAAATCCAGGTACATGGAGAAGTCCGGCTCGACCACAAAGGCGAATTGCTCCAGAAGCTCCAGGTACACCTCCGGCTTTGTCCAGATCCGCTCAAACTGGTAATCGTCACTGTAAAAGTGCAGGCCCTGGGCTTCCCGGAAGTCGCAGCTGAGTGCGTCCTTAAACCGCACCATGGTGTCGATGCCCTCTGGCCAGGGGGCTGCCTGCATCTTGGCAAATCCGCCCGGTGTGAGCTCGACCTCCGGCAGCAGGTGCCAGTTCACCAGCGTGGCGGTTCTGAAACGCCCGTTGTCCTTACCTCCGTTTGGCATGAGTGCTCTCCTCAGTAAAATTCAAAAACGCCCGGCGGTTGCGCATCGTTGAGAGGCTGCCGGGAGGGTGGCCCGCCATGGTACGCTTGGGTGAGTGGGGAGTGCTCCGCCAGAGGCGTGGTCGGGCCTATGGTTCTATCGTATCATGTTTTTCGTGGTCAAATGTGACAGAATTCAGCCCTCTGTGGGCGATCTGGCAGACCGTGTTCGGCGTGTTGTCCCCGCCGATGATGAGGGCCACCTGCACCCAGCTGCGTTTGCCAGGCCCCAGAAAAGCGCAGCGGAGGACCCGTTGCGTCAGCGGGTCCTCTATGTCATCAATAATTTTGCGGCGACGCACTCGGCTTAACCGCCGGAACTGGCGTATTGTCACGCGTCCTCACCTCAATGCGTATGATCCATGTAGATTTTCGGTTCGTCGTCCTCTTCCAGGTGGGCAGCAGCTTTCCCGGCGCAGACCCCGGCGGTGTAGGCGGCAGACAGCAGCGCAGCCAGAATGGCGCTGCCAATGACGGAGAGCAGGATATCCATCAATCACCACCACCTTTCTCTGTGGGTGCGTTGCGCGGGTGACGCGCCTCCTCTGCCAGAGCCTTAATGCCCTGAATCAACCCCTGCTGGCAGGCGCTCTTGCTCTCCAGCGCTCTGGCTACCAATTCATCCGCACCGTTCTTGACCAGCAGCCGATGGATGATGACGGGGTGCTGCTGCCCCTGTCTGTACAGCCGCGCGTTGCCCTGCTCGTACAGTTCCAGGTTCCACGGCAGGCTGTACCAGATCAGGTGGTGCCCACCTGCCTGGAGGTTCAGCCCGTAGGCGCAGCTGGCAGGCTGGGCCAGCAGTATGTCCAGCTCTCCGTGGTTCCAGGCATCAGCTTCCTCACGGCCTGCCAGCACGGCGAATCTGAGGCCCTTCTCGCGCGTTTTCAGCGCTGCCTGTAAAAGTTCCCGGTCAAAGTCAAAACCGTAAAAAACGAGGGCTTTCTGCCCGTCCAGCGCGTCGATGAGCTCCATGAACGCATCCAGCTTGCAGTGGTTCAGCTGATGAACCTGCTTTTCTGCATCGTACATTGCGCCGTTGCACAACTGGAGCAGCTTGCCGGTCAGGGTGGCCGCCTGCATCGCGGTGATGGTTTCGCTGTCCACTTCCAGTAGCTTTGCGGTCTGCATCTCCTGGTAGGTCTGCCAGTCCCTGTCGGGAAAGACCACCGGGATATCCTCAATGATTTTGTCCGGCAGGTGCAAGTGGTCGGCTGCCTGGATGCTGATTGCAATGTCCGCCAGCTTTGCCTGGATGACCTCCTCGGCACCTTTGCGGGGCCGCCAGCTGTACACCTGCATCCCGTTGCGCTTATCCGGCTGAAAGTAATTGTCCCGGTACTGGGTGAAGCGCTGGCCCAGCCGCTGCCCCTGGTCCAGCAAGTACACCTGCGCCCACAGGTCCATGTAGTCTTTCGGCGCGGGGGTGCCAGTGAGCTCCACCACCCGGTGGATGAATGGCCGGACCCGGCGCAGGGCTTTGAACCGCTGTGTGCTGTGGTGCTTGAAGCTCGACGCTTCATCCAGGACCACCATGTCAAAGGGCCAGCGCCTGCCGTAGCGCGTCGCCAGCCAGACGACGCTGTCCCGGTTGGTTATGTAGATGTCGGCTCTTTTTAACAAGGCCCGCTCGCGCTGCTGTGCTGTCCCCAGTACTGTGCTTGTCCGCAGCCATTGCAGGTGTTCCCATTTCTTGATTTCGTCCTGCCAGGTTGCTTCCGCCACTTTCTTGGGGGCAACAATCAGCACTTTGCTGACCTCGCCCAGCTGCAGCAGCGTGGCTATGGCGGTTAGGGTGACCACCGTCTTGCCCAGGCCCATTTCCAGCCAAAGCGCCACGCCGGGGCGCTCAATGACCGCGTTGATGCAGTCCTGCTGGTAAGGGTGGGGGATAAAGCTATTCACGCTGGCTAACCTCCTTTCCGGTGCGCAGCCTTGATAGATTGCCAAGGTACTGCGCCAGCGCTTTGGCATTCTCCGTGGTGTTGATCTCGCACCAGTGAAAGTCCATCCGGTCCAGCTCTTTGCCCCAGAACTCTTGCAGGCTGCCGTTCTTGATGTGCTTGCCGGGGGCCTTGAGTTCTACGAAGGCAATCACCCCACCGGGCAGCAGGCAGATTCGGTCAGGCACCCCTGCCGTGCCCGGTGAAACGAATTTCAGGCACCATCCGCCTTGCTTCTTGATGGCATCCCGGAGCTCTCGCTCTATGACGTTTTCTTGCATGTGTTTTTCTTTCTCCCTCGGTATTTTGTCAACCGTGGCAACCAATTTCCCTATTAGACCCTATACGTGTGTATACGCGGGTATAATCCTTCTTTATTTATTATTTATATTTTATAGTAATATTTGGTTGACATTAGTTGACATAATAATATAATAACGATAAATCGTAAAATCTGCGTCAACCGAGTGCGTCAACCGCGTCAACCATGTCAACCAACTTTTACCCCCTCAGCGTCAACCGACGGGATATGGATTTTTGTGCCATGCTTTCTGCCTGCCGTAAGGCGCAAAGCGCTGTACCGTGTTGGTTTTCTCCCACTCTGGCAGGGCCTCCAGGCTGGCCGTGATGCGTCTTTGCTCCCGTGTGGTGATTCGTTCGATCCGACCATTTAAGCATTCCTCCCAGATTTCTGCCACGCAGGTATAATCTCGCGGTGCCGTGTTGATCGAAGATTTATCCACGAGAGTACCTGCATACCACTGCTCGCGCCTCTCGGCATTCCATCCGGTGCGCCAATCGACGGGCACCTCGGCTTCCAGAAAAGCCTGAATTTTGGCCTGCCAGGGGTCGGCTTCCATGTGTTCCTGTTGCACTTCCTGCGCCTGTTCGACCTGCTCGCCTTTAAAGTACAACGGCTCGCCCTGCCGGTAAAGCTCGACTGCCTCCGCCCAGATCTGGTCCACGGCGGTCTGCGGCAGCCAGTGGTCCTCGCCCAGAACCTTGATGTCGTACTCTGGGGTGTGCTTGTAGGTATCAATGGGCCAGAATCGGCGGTTGCCTGTCGGGTCGCGCAGGAATTCGATCTTGTTGCTGGTGCCAAAGAAAATGCACCGGCGTGGGTAATTGACTGTATTCCGGCCATAACTGGGGCGGTAGACGTCTTCGCGCTGGCTGATGAACTGCTTGGCGGCTTCATTCTCGCTTTTGTCCAGCGCTGTCAGCTCGCCCAATTCCACCAGCCAGACCCCGCGGATGCTCTCTCTGGCGTCCTTGGTTCCGAAGCAAGTAAGACTGTCAGAGAACCATTTTTGCCCCAAATGGGCCACTAAAGTGCTTTTACCGATCCCTTGAGGGCCCGAAAAGATGACTACTTGGTCGTATTTTGCCCCTGGATGGAACGCTCTGGTTACGGCTGCGGCCAGACATTTGCGGGCTACGGCGCGGGTGTAGGGGGTATCCTCTGCGCCCAGGTAGTCAATGAACAAGGTTTCCACGCGGGGGATTCCATCCCAGCGCAGGCTGTTGAGGTAATCAACCACCGGGTCCCGAGCTGCCGCTGACGCTTCCAGCGCGATGGCGTCCGCAATCTTGGCCGTGCCGGTGAGATGGTGCACACTCTCAAAGTACCACCGCAGCCCGGCATCGTCGTTGTCCGTCCACCAGCGTTCCTCGGCGTTCTTGTCCCAGGGCAGGGGACCGGTGCATTTGCGTCTCTGGGCAAACAAATCATCCCAGACCTTGCCTGCCAGCAACGGGTCATTGTGGATCAGCAATCGCATGTTCTGGCTGGTGCAGAGCAGCTGGCCTTTGGCATTTACCTCCAGCCTGCTGTGCCAATCCTCCGCCTCGTCATCTTCCACCGGCGTGAAGCCCTCCATGGCATGTTGGAGATTTTCCTCGGATAGCGTGCCGTAGACGACCGGGTCGTGCATGGCCAGTTCAGCCATAGCAGCGTAGCTGGGCAGCCGGGTCACGGGGGTATCCGGCTGCGCGTCGAGGTCTTGCTCGCCGAACAAATGGATGCGGACCAGGTCCCAGGCATTGACCAGCTTGCCGCCTGCGGGGTCTGTGCTGTGGTGGCTGTACAGGAATTTGCCGTCATCGTACAGAATCGCGCCGCCGGTAGTGCTGCCTTTGGTGTAGGTGTACCGCCCGGTGGAAGCTTCGGCGTAGGTGTCCGGCAGAAACTTGTCCATCGCTGCAGGTACGTCGTAAACCCGGCAGAAAGCCCCCACCAGGCCCTGTTTCTGGGTAGGGTCGGCCTGCTTGCCGCCTGGCCGCTTTGGCGTGCGCTCAGAGGGGCACAGGGGCCAAGTGGCGGCATCGTGCCAGTCCGCGTAGGTAGCGAGCAGGGCATCCGCAGGCAACGCCTTGCCCTGGCTGGCGCCGAGAAAGACCGTTTCACTGTCGCTGCTGGCGCTGGGCCAGTACATGAGCCGCTCTGCTTCAAAGGTTGTCGGGTCCAGTGTGCTCATCAGCGGGTCGATGGTCTGCGCCGCTGCTCTGGCAATGGGCTGGTATTCATCGGCGCTGACCGGGCGGTCGATGGGAATGATGACCCGGATGCGCGGGTGCTGCGGGCTGTGCTTGCGGGTGCTGTAGATCAGGTAGTCGCAGCCGAGCCCCGCCACGGTCTGGCACAGCTCCTCTGTAGTGCCACTGGGGGCGTTATCGATGTCCAAGGTTACCATGCTGCGCGTCTGGCAGCAGCCGCGCTTGCGGCGGCCCTCGGCCAAGGCAGCGGCCACAAAGCCGCCGTTGTCCTTGAGCAGGTCCTGCTTGGAGCGGGGCATGGCCATGTACTCTGCATGGGTCTCGGTGCCCACGGTGCGATGCCTGCGGGCTTCCTCGATGAACCGCGGCCAGGTCCAGTCCACCTGCTTCCATACTTTATCTGTTCGGCTTGTGCCGATGCTCAACTGCATGCTGTGTTCCTCCTATAATGGCTCTGTGGTCTCCGGTACGTCTACCCCTGCGTCGTCCAGCAGCGTTTTGGCCCAGAGGTCCGCCAGCTGCTCCGTGCGGTAAGCGGCGAACTTCTCAGTGACCACCGGGATGGAGGCCTTAATCCGGCGCATGGTGCGGGGGGCTAGCCCGACCTGCCAGCAGGCCAGCAAAACAATGTACAGGCACCGCGTGGCAATGTCTTGCCGTTCTCGTTCGACTGCCCTCTGGCCGATGGCCTCCAGTTCATCACGGGTTTTCCGGTTTACCGGGATGTGTGCTCTCATTGCGGGGCCACCTCCATGGCATCAAAGCGGAAGGGGAAGTCTTCAAAGTGTGGCCAGGGCTTATCGGTATTATCTGGGTCAGTTGCCGCGTTCCAGCGCTCGATGGCCTGCGCCTTGGTGGTGCCCAGGTGTCCGGCCCGCCCGCAGCGGGTGCAGGCGACCAGGTATCCCTTAGTAAGTACAGGGTGTACCCAGTTCAGCAAAGGGCCGGCTGTTTGGCCGCAGATGCAAGGATGGATTTCAGGAAGTTTCGTCATTTTACAGTTCCTCCCACTCATAGCGGCCCTTGCCGGAGTTGCGCCACTGGCCCAGTCCGCGCTTGGTGCCGTAGTTCAGGCATTCGCGCACCATAGCTTCCAGGCCGGGGTCCAGGCACTCGATTTCAAACTCTGCCGTTGACCCGGCAGGTACGCTCTCGCTCTTGGCGATGCTGACGCGTTCGCCCTGCGGGGTGCTGGCCCGGAGCGGGCGCTCGCAGTAGCCCATCTTGAGGCCGTGAAGGTCGTAGGGAATCTCGCGGGGGTACACAAAAATCAGGCCGTCGATGGCTTTTTTGTAGGCTTTCAGGCCCGCGCAGGCCTTGCCGCCGGGGTACCCAGCCTTGCCAGCTGCCGCCAGCGCCTTGCAGGAATCCTTGAGCATTCCCTTGATCTGGTAGTCGTAGATGAATGGTGTACCGTCCGCCTGTTTGGGAAATACTGTGATGCGGTCTTCCGCGTTCTGGGCCTTGATGTTGTCGATTTCCTCCGAGGTAAGATCCTCCGTGGGGGCCTTGCTGGCGATGTAAGTGCCCATCAGGTCTTCGTTGCTGGGGCTGCTGCCCAGGGCTTCTTCCAACAATTTAATACGTACTTTCATTTTTATTTGTCTCCTTTTTTTTTGTAAAATCGGTTGCTGTGCATTGCCCTTGCGGTTCGTAGCCGGGATTTTCAGTGCATTTCTAATAATGCTCTTGGCGGAGCAACGATTGGCTCAGCCATGCTTCGCCTATGCATGTCCGGGGCAGGCGTAGCTTTTCCGGTGCAGCTCATATCATCGCCACGCCACAGCGTCTCCATACTCTGCTATTCCAGTGCTTTGCACTGCACTTCTTCGCCACAGCTTTGCCCTGCTTCGCCTTTGCTATGCAGCCCTTGCCCTTGCCTTTCTGTGCCAATCCGGCGCGTTGCGGTGCCTGGGCAGGCGTGGCGTTTCCCATGCAAATCCTGGCATATCCATGCCTTAGCCGCACAGGGCTTTGCTTTTCCGGCGCGTTGCGGGTACAAGCATTGCCGCAGCTATGCTTCTCAAGGCGTATCCTCAGCTTCGCTGGTCCAAGCTTTTCCGGTGCGGAACGTCGCGCTGCTATTCCGGGGCATTTCATTGCTTTGCACTGCCCCGCTTTGCCCTCACTAAGCGAACGGTGCCAAAGCCATGTACTGCTTTGCCCACGCGCGGCGGGACCAGTCAAATCGTTGCGGTTCCGGCGCTTATCCGTTCGGCTCCTCCGGCGCTTATCCGCTCGGACCATTGCCTGCGCCGTTCAGTCCTTGGTGAAGAACTGTCCGACCCAGCCCTCTGCATTGAGGGGCAGGCCCTTTGCCCAGGGTGCAGGCTGGCTCATAATGGTTCGGATGCGTTGGAGATCAGCTTCCGGGTTTTCGGTGCCGTGTTCCACCACCACTTCATCGTGAATATGGAAGACTACCTTGTACCCAGCCGCTTTCAAGTTGTCTAGGGCGAATTCCAGGCAGTCCCGCCCGATGGCCTGTGTCAGGTTCTCGGTGAGCTTTCCTCCGTAGGTCTCGCTGTCCTGCCAGCCTGCGTTGGTCTGTTCGCGGTAGTGGATGTGTCCGTCATCGGTGATGCGCGGGTCTGCGTAGTAGAGCTTTCTGCCGCTCGGCAGGCTCATGGTCAAGAAGGGGAAGGGGCAGGTCGTGCTGGCTTCCATGCGGAAGGACACGCCGGGTATGACGGCCCATCCGCGCTTGTTATTGATCGCCAGCCGTGCTGCCTCTTCCATGCTTCGCCAGAGATTTACAATTTTGGGGTTCTGCTGCCGCCAGCGGGTGACCATGTCCTGTATTTCCTCATCGGGCAGGTCCTTCAGCGCGCCGCTGGTATCCATCCGACGCATGGCACCCACCCCGCCCTGGTAGCCCAGGGCCAGAGTGGCAACCTTGCCGCGCTGCCGGTAGCTGTAGTTCGGGTTGCCCTTAACGATGGTTTCGACTGGGATACCGAACATCTTTGCTGCTGTGGTCTCGTAAATCTTGCCGGTCGTCCTGAAAACGTCCAGCACCCATTCCTCGCCAGCTTCCCAGGCAATCAGCCGGGCTTCGATGGCGGAGAAGTCTGCGTCGATGAATACCTTGCCCGGCTCTGGAATCAGCGCGGTGCGGATCATCTGGCTCAGCACGTCGCTGACGTCGCCGTAGATCATCTCCAGCGCGGTCAAGTTCTTGGCCTTGATAAGCTCGCGCACTTCATCCTGATGCTTGAGGTAGGTTCGTGGCAGGTTCTGTACTTGGAGCAGCCTGCCTGCCCAGCGCCCTGTCCGGGTGGCGCCGTAGAACTGCAGCGTTCCGCGGATGCGCCCATCGGGGCCTGTGGCTGCCTGGATGGCGTCGTATTTCTTGAGGGATGATTTCCCCAGGGCTTGCCGAAGCTCCAAAACCCGGCGCACGTTCGCGGGCTGGGGGGCTTTCAGGGCTTCGGCCACCGTGGCTTTTTGCAGGTCTGGCAGCTTTGTGCCGCTGTCTTCCAGCCAGCCCAGGAGTTGTGCGGGGCTGTTGGGGTTGCCCAGGTTGGTGATCTGCTTGGCTTCCTGGTACAGCTCTGAGCTGTACTGGGCACCACACCAAAGCGCGCCGCTGGTCAGCTCACGGTCGGTGGCAATCCCGCGGCTGTTCATCCGCACGTCGTCCCGCCACTGCCGCCAGATGAAATCCGGCACCTTGAAAGGCTCCAGCAGGTGGTCAATGTGTCTTTCAGTCTCAACGTCGCGGATATTGTACTGTCTGAAAATCTGCCACTTGGCGGGGTCGTAACTTGGCAGGTTACGGATGCGGCCACCGTTGGCCTTGGTTGGCTTGCAGGGGCAGCAGAAGTAACGGATCAGGGCCTTGCCCTCCCGCATCTTGGCTTTGTCGTCGGGCAGCTGGAGGGCTTTGCCAGCGTCTTTCAGGCTGGCGGGCAGGCCGCAGTACATGGCGTGAACCATGCTGTCTTCCCACTGCTCCAGCCAATCTTCACGCTGCTGTTGGGTCAGGTGGAAGTATTCGCTTAAGCACCACCATTCAAAGGCTGCGTTCCAGGCCCGCTTGGTGTAGCGGGGATCAAAGAGCATTTTCTGCATTCTTGACCAGGCTGTTGCGTCTGCGAGGCGGTCCAGCTGCGTGAGGTCGGCTAGCCATACAGGCTCTTCGTCCACGGCTGCGCTCGCCAGCAGAATCTCAAAGTCCGGATCCTGGGCGTAGCGGTAGGCGCCCACCTTGCCGATGTCCTGAGGACTGTAAGTTTCCAAGTCCACCGTAAGAATCATGAAGATGTACCTCCGTGCCGGGTATTAGCCCAGCATGTCCTCAACCTCCGGGGGAAGCGGCTCGAAACCGTCCGTGCCAGTGTCGCCACCCAGCCGTGCACCATCCTTGGTTTTCTGAATAGCTACCAGCCCTGCACTGAGGCCCTTACCGCCTTTGGGGTTGTTGTAGGCATAAATGCTCACCTTGACGTTGGCGTAGCAGCCGCTGTACACTTCATCGCGGTCCATGACCGGGTTGCAGCGGGCATCGATGATCTTGGGCGGGTGGTCGGCGTTGGCCTTGGCGTTGAGGAAGTAGCAGCCAGCGTAGTTGGAATCGCCGCCCTTGGTCGGGTCAGTGTCGCCATCGCGGAGCAGGGGGTGTGCGTAGCTGGCGGGCTTCTTGCCACCCCACTTGGTTGTGATTGCCTCGCTCTCGATCTTGGTCATCAGCTTCTGGAGGCGCTGGATGGTGGCGGTGTCCGTCTTGGGGATCAGCAGGCAGCAGCTGTACTGCATCTTGTCGCCCTCCATGCTCTGGCGGGCTTCCCAAATGTTGGCGTAGCTCAGGCGGCAGGGGAGAATAATTTCGTTTGAGTTCATGGTGTTTTGTCCTTTCTTTCTTTTCATTCGTTGGCAGGGGTGAATCCTTCGGCTGCGTCATACGCGGGCCGCTTATCACTCTCGGGGGCCAGGGTGGGCTTGCCCTTGGGCTTTTCCACCCAGGTACCGCAGACCTCGGCAAAACGTTTCTTGCCCAGCAGCTTCTCGGCTGCCGTCAGGCTGATGGGGCTGCGCTCGTACAGCATCACCTCGCTGATGCCATCGGCCTCAATGGCCTTAAAGGCGGCATCCTGGTCGGTGAACCGGCGGGTGCTGCGTCCCTCGACCAGCTTCCAGCCGGGGACTGAGTGTCCCTGCTGCAGCTGTTTTTGGGCGTACTCCTCCAGACATTTCACATACTCCGCAATACCCTGTGCCGCGATCAGCCACGTTCCGACTTCCTCGTCAGTCAGCAGGCGCGGGTCTCTGGCCTCGGGGGTCTGGGTCATGAAGTCGGCCAGCGGGCCGTACTTGTCCTTCCAGGCGCGGCACTGGGGCTTTGCTCTGCACCACCGGCATTGCTTTTCGCCGGGGTTCAGCTCGCCCTTGCCCTCCCACGCCAGCTTGGCGGTGGGTCTGAGCGTGCTTTCTGCCCAGTCGAGCAGCTGGTCTGCTGGAATCTCCCAGGTCTCCGGCTCGCTCTGGATGCGTGGCTGCACGATGGTCATGCGCACGGTCTGGATGTCGTCGGTGCTCTGGAAGAGCTGCCATGCCCCCAAGGCGTACAGCATCATCTGGGTGTTCTCCTCCGGGCTGACCGGAACCCCTGCGCCGTACTTGAAATCCACTACATGGAGCAGGCCGTCGCCGATCAGCAGGCAGTCGCAGGTGCCGAAGCACTCTGGGACCCAGCGGGTCATCTTGACGTGCTGTTCTACACATACCGTGGGTGTGTGGGGGAAGCCAACCCAGAGGGTGTGGATGAAGTCCGCGTACAGTTCCGCGGCGTTTTTCATCTCGGTGGGGTACTCCGGGTTGTCCAGCAGGTCCTGCGTGGGTGCTGCCGGCAGCCCCATCCAGGCGGGAACGCTGCGGCGGACCAGCTGCTCGCATAGGTAGTGGGCCTTGGTGCCCTCCTCCGCGTAGACGCTGGTTTCGTGGGGCATGTGCTCGGTAAGCCTTGCACTGGGCGGGCAGCCCAGCCACATGGCGCTGTTGGAGGGCCCCAGCAAAGCGTGTTTAGTCGGTGCCATCGTCTGCCTCCTGCGTGTCTGCGAACGCATCCATCAGCGCGGCTTTGAAGCACCCCATCAGGAAGTTGCGGCCATCATCAGTGGACGCGCTGTTGTGGATAGCGCTTGCGGTGGCAAAAGCGAGTGCTTTCAAAACCTCCCCGCATTCGCCATCGACTTCCACTCGCGTGCGTTCCTTGTTGCGGGTGATCTTTACGGTTGTGGTGATGTTGGGAAGCTCTTCTTCCACCACCTCAAGCCAGCGCTCGGGGAAAGCCCAGGGGTGATCATCCTGGAGGTTGTCCCACTTGACCCAGTAGACGTTGTTGGTGGGGGTGCGCTTATCTACCGTGCCAAGGCTGCCCGGCACCGGGTAGCACTCAGGCATGCCTGAGTGCAGTATCCGGGTGTTTTCGTTGTCCACTACGCGGACGCGATCTCCAGTCTTAACCATTGATGTTTTCCTCCATTTCGGTCAGCGCCTCGGCCCAGTGTTCGCTGGGGATGTCAGAAAGCTTGCGGACGCTGTACTTGCCCAGAATCTCTCCGAGCTTGTCCTGCTTGCCTGCCAGCGCAAGCTTGCGGCCTGTGGTCTGCAATTCTTCCAGCGTTACCGGCTTAGCGGTGGTTTCTTCCTGGGCGGCCATAGCGGGCTGCTGTGGGGCCTGCGGTTTGGCAAAGGGAATCTCTCCGTCCGTGGGTACATGCGCCTGCACGGGGGTTGCCTGCGGGGCAGGGGAGGGCTTGGCGGGAGCTGCCGGAGCCTTGATGCCTGCGTTCAGGGCGTTCAGGGCATCCTGGTACTCTGCCGGGGTGCTTGCGCTGATACTGATGCAAATTTCCATCACTGTACCTCCTCTTCTTTCGGGTCGACGGCGGCCATGTTGTTGAATGCGTAATCGACGCATTGCTGGATGACCTGCCCCAGGGTGATGCCTGCAACCTCGGCAAGCATGTTGACCTTCATGTAGGTTTCAGGAATCAGCCGCACCGGCGGATTTTTCAGGTTGCCGGGCTGCTGGATGAATACCGGACGACCGTTCTTATTTTTCAGAATGAACTTTTCCATTTTTGACCTCCGTTGTTTTGAGCAGCGCACCGCAGATGACGTTCAGGGCCAACGCGGCGGCAATCACGCCGGGAATGTTCAGGGATCCGAGCGATGCAATCCCGTAAATCAGGGTTGCTGTGCCCGCCAGCTTGAGAATGTGTGTCATCGTTAGTACCTCCGCTCTGTGCTGACCAACTGTCGGGCCAGCGTTGTTGCCGGAATGACGCGGCCCCTGTGTTCACCGATCCAGCCGCTGATGACGTAGCTGACCCGCTTGACGGGCAGCCCGGTAATGGCTGCTGCTTCGGTGATGGTTACTAGCTCGCCTTTTGCCTCCCGGCGGACGCGCTCCAGCGCATCTCTGTAACCCTCAGGCTCTCGCATTTCGGTGTCCTCCTTTTACTGCTTGCAGCTTTCGATGAAAGCTGCAATGTCTTTGCCTGTGATTCGGATGGTTCGTCCGTCGCCAAGGTTGGCGGCGGGCAGCCGGCCCTCTCGGATGTAGCGGTCGATGCTTGCAATGCTTACCTGCAAAACGTCCGCCGCTTGCTCACGGGTGTAGACCCGGCTTTCAATCAGTTCCATTTGCGCCCTCCTTTCGGCTAAGGGGCAGCGCAGACTTGCAAAGCAGGGAAAACTATGTTATATTCAGTGTGTCTAGGTCTGAATAGGTTCTGTGATGCTTTACAAAGCTGCATTGCGTCCTGTTCTTGTTCCGTATGCCTTAGTTCGTTTTGTTTGGTTTCGGAACGCCTCTTATTCTATCCAATTCTTCTTGGAAAAGCAACTGTTTCATCCAAAAAGAATTGGATTCTACGTTTTGCACAAATAGGGGGTGTATTATTTTGGAAAAAATGAACAGCCAGAGTGAATTGGTTGCTCGTATTAAAACCCTTGCGGATGACCGCGGTCTGCGGATGCAGTATTTAGCTAAGTGTCTTGATGCGGATGCGGGATTCTTCTCTGAGTGCAGTCGGGGTAAGCGGATAACTTACGCCTTTGCGATAAAACACTAGGCATCGAATAAAGAACAACCATTCGTAAATTATCAACTTCTTTATGCTG